ATAGCACGCTGATAAAAGTGGCAGTCGGTTTTACCGGCAGCTTCTAGGGCATGTTTTACCTTGCGCCAATTTTCGATGTCGCGTGATGTCATCGACCTTGGCCGCGTAGTTTTTTGCGGCCGTGGTTAGGCAGACTGTGCTGTCCTTGTCCTTGACGGGTGCGCTTGGGCTTGCCTGGTTTGTGCTCAACGCGTCCCAGTGCGGTCTTGGATTTAGCGGCCATCAGTCGTCAGTGCGCGGGTTGATTGCAAGCAGGCAGTAGCCCATCAAAAGTGCTATACCAAGCAAAAACAATGCCATTGTCAGCTGTCAATGGCTATAACAATAAACGCATTTCCCGTCCATTCAAGACGCTGTGTCTTGGGATCGTAATCAGGTTTTTCGTAGGGGCCGGTATAGCCCCACTCGGCAAGCTCTTCTGGGGTAAACGTTTCTGGGTCGGTGCGTGAACCCCCGTCGGCAAGTCGCACCCTAAAGTGCATTTCTTGCGGCCAACCGCCATGTAGCGAATATAAGGGAATCATCGTTTAGGGCGGAATTAACCACATTGAAACGGGCCTATTAGATTGGGAAATAGCATAGTAATTATCGATGCCGTTGTCTGTATTAACAAAAGGCGCTGTACCGAATGGGAAACGTGTTGACGAAACCACTAATTGTGTACTGTAAGCAAATGCGCTGTAATAAGTGCTCATGCCAAGCAAATGATAATCTTGCCCTGTAGCCGAGCACGACGACGCTTCATCGTGATACATATATCTATCGCCTGTGCTGCCTGTGTAGTCATAATCTATTCTAAAATTGTTGGCATTATGGCACGACATTCCGGTTGAAACGCGTTTTACATTACCGGCTTGCACTGTGAGGCCAAAAATGTTTGATCCGGTTGGTTCATCCCAGTAACGGAGATCAAACCGCCAATTTAAATTATTGGTAACAGCTTGAGTGTAAAGGTATGACCACCGATCATCGTCTAAGCACAGGCCTCCTTGGCTGTAAATCTTTCTTGGCCTGACGTAATCACGCGTAGTTTGCGTGCTGCCTACGGCGTTGCGCCCCTTGGGTATATAAGTGCCCACCAAGATGTGGCCACTGCTGTTGGTGGCGTATGGCGCCAGATCTGGATACGTCGGAGTAACCCAGACGCCATCGACGCGGCGCTGGTAAACCTCTGGTTGTTTCCACACGCCAGTGCGAAATGCGGCGCCCGTCGGTCTTGGTCCCAGCAAACCCCCAACAGTTGTAAGGACACTCATCAGGTAATCTCCATGGCGGAGATGGTTACTTCAAGATCATTGGCAGCACTGGCTGTGGCACGAATTTTTTCCCCGCGCTTGAGGATCAGTTTGTTTGGGATAGCCTCCAGCGTGCTGTCGGCAGGCACTTGAATTGTGTTTGCAATTTTTGCGATCGCCACATCAGCCGAGTCTGAAATCGTCAGCGTAATATCGGCAGCGTTTACGCCGTCCACATTTGCCACCAAGCAGCTAAGGATGATGGCACGATCAGTGGCGGCAACATTAGGCGCTTGGTAAACGTCTGTGATGTTGGTTGTCGTCAGCGCTGCTGATGCGCGATTAAAGGTTTCCGCCATGGTCAGGAAAGCGCGAGGACTTTAGCCAATGTTACTGTGCTGGTCGCTGGTGTACTCCAAGAGAGCGTGCCAGAGCCGTTGGTCGTCAAGACTTGGTTTGCGGTGCCGTCAGCATTGGGTAGCGTCCATGTGACGTTTGCGGCTACTGTAGCCGGCGCTTGGAATGCCAGCCAGTTGCTACTATCCGCATCAGCAAACCGCAGGTCAGCCTGCGCATTAAGCGTGATGTCGCCGGTCAGCGTGCCACCTGCCTTCGGCAGCGCGGCATTTGCCAAGTCGTATGCCGTCTTTACCGCAGCTGGCGTCGCGGCTGTTGTTGTACTGGTACTGCTGATCGAGTCCGTAAGTTGCAGCTTGCCGGCAGTTGACGTGGATCCGGCTACGACAGACGTGACGCCAGCGTTTGTGATGGTCACATCGCCAGACATCGCAACGGCTGCCGCTGCATTACTGGCATTACCTACAAGGATGGAGCCGCTAGTAAGTGGCGCCAGCTTACTAAAAGCAATCGCTGCGCCAGCGGCAATATCGGCGTTAATAATTGCGCCAGCAGCAATGTCTACAACGCCGCCAGTGCTAATGCTTATGTCACCGCTAATCGGTACAGCGGTTGCTACATTGCCGGCGCTGCCGATAATAATGTTGCCGCTGGTCAGTGATACAAGTTTATTAAGCGCAATGCTGCCGGCCAACATGGTGTTGGTAACCGTGCCAGTATCACCATCTGTGATGACAGTACCACTGCGGTCTGGCAGTGTAATCGTACGGTCTGCAGTAGTAGGATCTGCAACCGTCAGATACGTTTCAAACCCATTGTCAGTGGCGCCTTCAAAGGCCAACGCGCCAGTTGTACCGATCAGCAACTCACCAGTAATCGTGGCGCCAGCTGCGCCGATCTTTTCGTTGTCGAGTTCAACTAGGGCAGCTTGTACGTTGTTAGAGGAGATGTTCCCGGTAGGTACGACAGTAATGCCGCTTGCCTGTGATACCCCGGCAACAGTTGTCGATACATCAACTTCTTGCCAAGTTGTACCGTTGGACAGAATCATGTCCGGCGCAGACAACGTTCCGTGCGGAGCGTGCCCATTTGTGATTGTTCCACCAACGCTTACAACTAGGTAATACCGGTTGTTGTTAGCGGATGCAGCAGGAAGAGCGCTGCCTGCGGTAAGGCCTAGTGCTGTACCGGCGGCTGTAACAGAAGCCACTGTCCCTGTGCCGCCGCCTGTGCTGGCGTTAAACGTTCCAGCAAAAACGATTTCTCCGTTTGTGATGGTGATGGGCTTCCATGCATTGCCATCCCACAGGTACAGATCGCCGTTGATAGTGTCGAAAAAGTATTGGCCGGTAAATTCAGCGGTCGGAAAAGTGACGATTCCTGCTGTACTTGTTGCGCCGCCGAATTGCGTAACGCTGCTGTCTGCCAGTTTTGCGCCGGTGACAGCATCATTCAAAATGCGATCAGTCGGTAGCTGGCCGCTTACAATCTTTGCGGCATCAATATCAGGGATGTCTGCTGCCTGCAGAGATGCGCCAGCTGTTACATGTCCTTGCGCGTCAACCGTTACCTTCGTATAGGTGCCAGTAGCGGCAGCATTTGTGTGATTCAGTTGGCCGTCGGTGCTAACGCTAAGGCCGGTGCCTGGATACACGGCACCTATTGATCCAGCGGTAGCGGCTGGCAGATCGCCCGATACAATCGTGCGGCCGCCAGTTACAAGGCCGTTGGCGTCGTAACGGACAAGGTGGTAAGTGGCTGTGTTGGCAGTGACGGTATTGTTGATTTGCAGCTGGTCGCCGCTCATCGTTAGGCCGGAACCGCTAACACGTACGGCGCCTTTTGCGCCGCTTGTTGCGGCTGGTAGATCCGCAGAAGCAATGATCCGATAGCTGACGCTGCCGCCGCTGCCTGTAGGACCAGCCAAAAACTGGGCGGCTGCACTGGTGTTATCAAGCGTTGTATTAACAGTGACGGTATCGCCAACTTGGCTAACCGTAATGTTGACGATCCCAGTGCTGCCGCCAACTACGGTATTGATAGAGCCAGCCGCTTTAATGGACTGCCATGCCGTGCCGTTCCAGCAGTAGACAGCAAGGGTTGCAGTGTCAACGGCAAGTTGGCCTCTAAATGCTCCACTGGCAGGTAGCGACGCAACAAAATTTACGGACGAATAGTCCGCAAGTTTGGCCGCAGTTACCGCATCATCGTTAATTTGCGTCGTAGTAACGCTGCTGTCCTCAAGCGCGGTACCAGGGATAGTGTTGTTGTTAAAGAGAATTTTGCCGCTTGGAATGGTATCATCCGCAATTAGCGTGACCGCATTACCAAGGAAATCGGTAACGGTAATCTTTTTGCTTTCGCTGGCGCTGATGTCCGCAAGCGGCAGGTAGTCGCCGGCGGCCAGATTGGCGCCCGTCAGCGTCTGTAGTTCTGTAATGCGCAGATCAGGCACGGCGCTACTTTTGGATCAGTACGCACATCTTAGGCGGACTCCTCGCCTTCAAGCAGCATGTAGCCGCCCTGCTCCAGCAGGATGGGGCTGCCGGACTCCTGCAGCAAGCGGCTGACTGCAGTAGTGCGTGCCCGCAGTTTGATCGGCCCAGTGGCCACAAAGTCGATAGTCGACATGATAACGTCGCCCGCTGCAAAGCTAGTGGCGCTGCCTGTTACCAGCGCATCAAACTCCCACCACAGGGCATCATTAAGTTGACTAGCTGCAAAGGGGCCGGCACTTGCGTCAGTGCCTGCATTTTTGATGTAGAGCTTTGCGCGGAAGCCGGAGCCGATCTCTGTGCGCAGTACAAGCTGCATCAAATAGTGCACGGGTTCTTGGCCGGCTTCATTCACATAATCCCAGTGCGCTGTAATACGCCCGGAGCCTGTAATCAGCGAGCTGTACTGCTGTCGGTACTGATCGCTAAGTGATGTAACATCGACGGTTTCGCGGTTTGTATTCAGTTCGTATTCAGTTACTGAGGCGAGCAGCCGATTGCCGCGATCGCGCACAATAACCTTAATGGGGATATCGCGGTTGATTGTTACCAGTCCGATCAGGCCGGGCGTACTGCCCTCTAAGCTGTCGTCGAAATTATCGTACAGCCGGATTCCGCCTACTTCATCTACAAAAACAAACCAGTTGCCGCTGTTCTGCACAACATTGTTGCCCCAAGCTGAGGCCACAATAAAATCTAATGGCGTATTATCGGTGCTTGTAATTTCAACAAAATCGCCACTAATTAAACAGCCTTCGTCGAAGTCAAACGAGAAGCGGTCTCGCGTAGCGTTAACATCATTTGGGTTTACGACGCTGGCCAGTCCGCCTTCCGCTGATCGGCGTGTCAACTCAATACTGCCAATAGCGCCAAGGTAGACGCCCATTAGATCGTCACCTCGCTTAACGCGCCAGTGGCTTGGAAACTAATCTGTGCTGAACTAATCTCGCCTACGCTGGCACCGTAGCTAACGCTGGTGATATACGCGGTAAGACGTACGTCGTGATTTGTACTGCCTTCCACTAAGCGCAGTCGCAAGTCGACGGTATCAGCAGCGCTGACGCCGGTTACGCGTAAGACTTTTTTCAGTGCTGCGGCTGCGTCGTTACGGCCAGTACCGTCGTTGTAGTACAGGATTGTGGCGCTGCCGTTAAACTCCTGCACGCCTGGTGCGTAGGAGCGTTGCGCATCGCCAAGGCTGGTGGTTTCTAGCATCTCGAGTGAACCAGACAGCTGCCAGCTGGTCACCTTGATTTGGTCGACGCCATCAATCAGCAGGCGGCCGTCGCGTCCGGTATAAATCTTGGCCATGATGACGCCTCCTAGCGGTCAGTCTAAAGAACACCGACCAGCTTTACCTGCACGCTACTGCGGCCGGGGCGCACGCTAGTAATTGCAGGCGCTTCGGCATAGCGCCATTGGTTGCCGGTACCACTAGCGGTTAGCGCAGCAGTAGCACCAGTCCATCCGGCCAGTAGGGCGCTGGGCAGCGTGAACGTGGAATACGTTCCGAGCACCTCGTCAAAATGGGTCACGAAGTCGTCGGCGTCAGTATCGGCAATGTTGTCGTACGCCAGATCCAGCATCATGTTGGTGCGCTTGCTGCCGTACAGAATTCGCACCTCAGCGCCAGACTGTGCCTTAAAGGTTTTTACGGGGTATTCGCCGGCATCGAAATTACGACTGGTGGGTTGCAGCGTAGGAAATGCCATCAGTCTGCACCTTGCCCGATGATCTCAAAATTAGAGCTGCTTAGTACATCAGCAGCAATCAGGCTGCGGCCTTGGCTGTCCACCGGAAAACTGCTTGCCTTAATACCCACAATACCGTCTTCGTTCAAGTCGATGGCCTCCACTTGATACACCTGGCTGCTGACTTGGTTGTTTTTGACCGAGAACACCGTATTGCGTAAATCCTGCGCCACGCCGTTACTGATGGTCAGCGTGCCCTCGTCGATTTCAGGTTGGCTGCGGTCCCAGTAGTACACCTCATAGCTTCCATCGACCATTGGGCTAACGCTGACGACTGCACCATCGGCTGTAATAATCCCGTTGTTGGCAGGGCTATAAGGGCTTTGCTGCACTGCAACACGGATAAAATCGCCCGGCGCCAGCGAGACGCCATACGGCAAGGTCTGGAAACTAAGCGTATGGGTAACGTGTTTCCTGATAGCCAAGAAGTATTGCGCCGCTTTGGTGGCGTGCTCCAAGCTGGTGATGTGCGGCAGGTCAAACTCCTCTAGCGGCAGTGCGCTGGCGCCGGCCTCGTTGTAACGCACCACGATTGTTTCCTGCTGCGGCAACTTGTTATATGGGTTGCGGCGATAAATTACCGCCGCTTGGAACATTTGCCGTTCCTCCAATTCCAGCCATTCGATACTGAGGCTGCCGTCAATAATGTTGCCGTCAGTAAACATTGCGCTAATCGGCACTGGGATGTTGGCGATTTCGTAGTTGTCGTTGATAGGTAAGGCAGGGTTGACGCTTAGCAGGCCGTTTTTAATCGCAACAAAGCACAGCATGGACGGCGCCTTTTCGGCCAGCCAGCTGCGCAGATTAACGGGTTCGGCAACTACATCATCAAAAAACAGCCGGTTGGCGCGCAGGTAACGGCCAGTGGCGATTAGCTGGTCGCGATCCAGCAGGCTGCGGTTGATAACAGCGCCAGCGCCGGTATCCGTATCAGTGGCCAGATACCACAGCAGGTCGGTAAACAGGTTGCTGGCGCCAACGTCGCCATCGACTAGGCGCTCCACCTCAATGCCATTCGCCACGTAACAGCGAATCTGGTCCAGTGCGGTGAAATTATTGCTGGATTGCAGCTTGAGGCCTACAACAGCGCAGTTGTCGTATTCGACTACGCGGTCTTCAGCGACGCTTTCGTTGACGTATACAACCTCGTGCTCCGGGCCACTATCGCAGCTGCGGGTGATAAGGTCGCCATAATGTGATACTTCGGCGATGCCGCTATATGTTTCCCATACGCGTGTCTCTGATTTGGGTTGGTTGTACTCAACATAGGTGCCGGCCGACTGCATAATTCGGTGCTCAAATCGCCATTGCTCGCCGAACCCGTCAGTAGCATTTTTAAGGAAAGTATCGTTGTTATTCCACGTACCTACAAGGTTTACAAGTTCAATACTGATGATTTCCCACCAACGGTTGCGCGGTGTACCGCTTACCGTCCGTTCGAAAGCCTTTAGGGTTACTTTCATGTATACGCCACGTGTGGGCATGTCACGCTCGTAGTTCCAGCCGGTGAACGTGTAAACAGTCCCTGGGGCAACATTGTTAAAGTACGGGTCCCGGCCGGAAGCAAGGGACATAATGTTACTAATCTTGCGCCAGTCGGCTGCGCGGTTATCTACGTTTGAATACGCTGCAACAAATTGCACGGAATATGTTCCGGGCAGCCATTCGCCATATACAAGATTGCCAAGCAGCTCGGGCTTTGCAACCATCTGGTAATGAGTGAAATAATCTTGAGGTCGGATATAGCGGCCACGGCCGCCTACCGTAAACAGTCCCATGTAGGTGTCGACTGCCCACTCGGTAAATGGTGTCCGGGCGCCATTCAGTTCAAACACATCAAAGTTTCCGTCGCTCTGCTGCGACATCACGGCGCTATTAAACGGCCGCAAGCGGAACTCATACATTGACTCCGAGGGGTGCTTAATTCGGATAAAACTAAAAATGTCCTGAGGGGTGGAGCCAATTACAGCAAATACCGCGAGGTTGACGAAGCCCTCATTTTTGTTTAAGTCGTAGAAGGGCTCGCTATTGGCGGGGCGTGCATCTAGTGCAAAAAATGAGACACGGTGGGCGTAGCTGGTGTTTTTACCTTCGCGTACTTGGATGCTTTTTTTGTTGTACTTAAACAACTCACGTGGCGACGGCACGCTATTAAAATTTGTGATGCCGTTAAACCGGGTCCATACTTGGGATTTGATCCCGATTTCTGTTACATCGCAAGGACGAGTGTTGCGGATACTGCCGAACTCAACCCGCAGCAGTGGATACCACGTCTCGTCGATGTCAACGCCGTAGGGCAGTACGCGAGTTTCCTTGACTGCTTTTTCCGCAACAAGGCCGATTTTGTTCTGCGCAGCGCTCCAAGCTTCTACGCATTTCAGCTTTACGTATAGCGGGTTTTGATTGCTGGCATTATCTAGGACACGGCCGGGTGGTAGGCGCTCAATAACCTGCCATGCACTGCGGCCGATCATGAACATGTCGCCTACGCTCATTGCTTGATCGAACTGCACAGCTTCTGAGTCCGTCGCAGATCGCACGTCATCAAGGCGTACAGGCTCGGAGTCTTTGCCTACTTCATCAAATGGTTTTGTTTCTTGGCGCCCGTGACCGACGTGCACGGTAATAATGTCGCCCTTTTTGACATAACGCTCTTCCTTGTATGCGCCAACCCATGCGGTGTAATTAGCCTTGCTATTTGGGATGTTTTGCTTTGTAGTAACGGGATCAGGTATCGCGTATACAGTGCCTGTTGCACCATCCTGCAGGGCAACAATGCCGACATGGCGCGCATAATTTCGGCCAGTACCAGGCATACCGGACTTAAGGCGTGTACCAGAGCGATCGCCGCCGCCGTATTCGTGCGTTTCCCTTAGGTATGGCTCAACGAACTTTTTCTGGTTTGTTTCCTGTTGGTCCCATGTCTCCTCTGGGGCATCTTTTAGTAGCTGCACGATTTCCCAGTTCGGGCGATACGGCGTACCATTGGGAATACCGCCGTACACACCGAAGCGCGTCTGATTGCTAGGTGTAAATGCACCGCAGAAACCTAGGTCGGCGACGCCATTACGCGTAGGGCATACAAAGGCATCCTCGCCATAACCCGGTACTGCCGGGACAAACAGCGAGCCGTAGCGTAGGTTGGCACCACGCAGTCGGCTATTGGTGTCAGTTACCTCGTAGCCGCCGTTCCAGTAAAACTGGAAGTTATCGGCAAATGCACTATCCAGCGCATTGTTACCGAAGAAAATACCGGCTAGGTCAGGTTTGGCCATTTTGCCTTGGCCGGCGATGGCTACCATCTCCAGCACTTGGAAGCCGCCCCAGCTCTTAAGGCGCGACCATACAAGTGATGGTGAAATTGTCAGGCCACCAGTGCTATAACCCGCTACGTGATCTTCGCGCTTTGTAAATGCAATCGGGACAACATTGCCGTATGCGGCAAGGTCTTGGATTGAGTCGAACCCAAAAGATGGGGCGTAGTTTTCGCGTCCTATACGACCGCCCAGTTGCTTCTGCCGCGAACGTGTTGGGCTATCTAGTTTAGGTTTTGGCGCCAGCAAATATGAAACAGCAGATAGCGCAATGCCGATAATCAGGTTGGCTAAGAAAATCTCAAAGCCGGTCATTGTTACCGCCGCTTTGGGTTGCGTGGCTGCGGTAGCTTTTACCTGCTCAACAAACTGCTTATACTCTTCTTCACTGCAACCTAAGGCTGCGATCAGCTGTTTTTCGTACGGAAGCAGTGGCAGGTTTGCAAAGTGCCGATAGGGCACCATGCCACCTGATCCAGGTGTTTGTTGATGTGAAAAATGCCGGTCTGCCATGTTACTGAAAATGCCGTAGGGGTTTGAAGCAGAACCGCGATGTCGCCATCATAAGCAGGGCAGTCGATGCGGTCTCCCCATTGCAAAAGGCTGCGTGCAATCGCAGCTTTAGAACTGGTGTACCACGCTGGATTGAACGGTGGCGTCTGGATGCCTAAGCGTTCCAGCACCGTATAGACAAGGTGAATGCAGTCCAGCGCGCCATCTGGATCTGTACCATCAGCGCCGTAGCGATACGGTCGGCCGATTAAATCCATCATTGGATGCGTACGTTTGCTGTGACCGGTAAATTGCCCACCAGTTGCTTGGTCAGCTTTTTACGTGGTACGTCAGCACCTACAGCATCCAGCACGCTGGCTAGGCGTATTTCAATGCCTTGGTCGCTCCAAGTGCCCGCCACAATCTGCGCTACATAATTCACCAGCATGGTTGGGTTGCTGCTGTTGTTGACATCAACCAGCATGATGTAACAGCGCGCCAGCCAGCGATCGCGTATTGCGGTTTCCGTCCAGCCGCGTGCTAGGGCATTATTGGGGAATGCAAGGGCTGCTGGTTGATTGTCGCCTGATTTGGTAGTAGTAGCGCCACTAAAGGCAAACGGCAGAAAGCCGTATGTATTACCCTGCCACGTAACGTCTTCATTGATCCAGTAGTTCTGAAAATACAGGTTTTGAGTGCCACTCAGTACAAGGTACTGTCCAAATGCTTGCTCGCTCATCGGAGACCTACCTTGCTACGGACGGATGTGGACTGTTGCAGGCTGCGTAGGGCGCGTTGCTCACCGCGTTGTGCGCCTTGCGCTGCAGCTTGCTGCATACCAGCCTGGAACTGATCGGCAGTGACGTAATCCACGCTGTTGATACGCTCAACGGTGTAGCGCACGTCGATCGGGCTGGTTGCGATGCCGCCGGGTTGGTTGGGACCGCCATCACCGCCGGCACTTGGGATGACGCTAGAACCACGAGCGCCGGCAGCGTAACGGCCCATGGCGGAACGCATCTTGCTGGCAGGGATGACGTACTCAGGCTCGCCGCCTTCACCGATTAAAGCATTGGTGGGGCCTGTGACAAATCCGCCTTCGGCGAATACCCCGCTTGGTGTAAACGGGACGCCACCTAGCCCGCCGCCGCCGCCGAGGCCTGGGATATCCATGCCGGATCCAGCAACGCCAAAGCCGCCGCCCATTAACGGGCCTAGCAAACTGCGTAAAATCCCGATGCCTTGCAGGAATACAGCTTCAGCTGCAATTTTTGCGGCCATATCAATAAAATGATCAGCCACGCTTTGAAAGAAGCCGGCAAGCGCCTGCTGTGCTGTCATGCTGCCGGATACAACACCCCTAAATGATTCGGCAAATGCATCACCGATCGCTGTTGCTGCGCCAATAATCTGATTGACGGGATCAGTAAGTTCCTTGAGGCGATCCTTGCTCTCCTTAATAGCATCAGGGATGCGCTGATCAAAGATTGCACGGAACGCATCCTCTTTGCCAGTGCCAGCTGCCGGCATATCATTAAATGCACTTTCAAGTGCCTCCCTGATGGCCTCCTGCTCCTCGCGTTGTAGTTTTAGGATTTCAAGTTTCCTGATCTCACGGTTCAAAATCGTCAGCGCAATCGCCTGCTCGGCATTTTTTAGTTCGCCGATCTTGCGTACATTATCTTGATATTCAAATTGAATCTGTAGCCGCCTGCGGTCGGATTCAGTCTCTGCATTAAGTAGCGCTTTCTGCCGTTCAAACTCACGGGTTAAATTCTTTCCATTTTCAAACGACCGCTTGATTTCCTCTGCCAAACGCTTAGCGGCTTGTTCAGCTTCAGAAGGCCCTGTGCGCCCGCCTGCGCCACCACCACCGCCGCCACCAAGTAATGGCGGCACTGCTGGGCCGCCACCACCTGCTGCACGCGCTGGCGCCGCCTGTACCAGCCGCCCGGTAATAGTGCTATAAACATTGCCCTGCGCGTCCTTGTAAGTGCGCTCTACGCCAGCACGCTGCAATCGTTGCCCGCCAGCACGCTGCCTAATATCCTCCGACGCACCAGCAAAGCCCCTATTCAACCTATTGATTAGCTCATTGGTGCGATCAATCAGAAACTTAAACACCGGCGCGAAAAAAGTGCCGATGTTTTGCGCTAGTCGTTGGAATGAATCCTGCAGCGTACTAAGCTTGCCCTGCAGCGTATCGCTTTGCGCAATAGCACCATTTGCGTATTTGCCACCTGCATCCGTCAATCGCTGTATTG